ATAAAAATTTTTGGATATAAATCAGCAAGTGGTCAAGATAGAACAAGTGAGTTTTCAAAAAATTTAAGGATTTATTTAAAAGGAGAAGCACAAAAAGAAACTACAAAAGAATTATTTGATAAAATAAAAATAAAAAATTATTTAAAAGATAATATTAAAGATATTAAAAATTTAGATTCTTCTTTAATAGAAAGAAGACAAACAGCAGGAACTAAAGGAAGAGCCGAACAACAATTAGGAGCATCCGCGGAAAGAATTAAATTAATAAATGAACAATTTAAGAAAAATCAAAGAATAGGATTAGAAGATTTAACAAAAAATATTTACAAAACAAAATTTACAAAAGCGGATGATCTTGAAAAATTAAAATTATCAACTCAAGTATCCGATGATGTGACTAAATATTTAGAGGCGTTAAAAGGTATAAGAACAGGAATACCAGAACTACCTACAGGAAATAAATTAAAAAATATATCTGATTACATAGAAAAAAATACTGTATTATTTAGATTTAGAGAAGGTAATTTAAGAAGATATAAATTTAATATTGCAGATAAAGAAAGAGGTTTTGGTCTTAACTACACTGAAAATTTAATAAATAAAATTAGAGGTAAAGGAAGAGTAGCAGATGAAGCAGTAGGTCTTTCTGCTACATTTAAAAACGCTCCAGGTTATTTAGAAGCAACTCAATTTTTAAAAGCATCTACAAATAATTTAAAAGGTAAAAAAATAGACAGATTTTTTATAGAAGCTTTAAAGCCTGCATTAGAAGGAGATAAATCTAAAGTCAAAGATTATAATAAAAAAGCTTTACAATTTAAAAATAAAAATCCTAACGTAGATGTTCCTTTTATAAAATATGGAAGTACATTAAATGAAATTAAAAATAATGTAAAATATTTTGATGACTTTTCAGATGTATCTAAAGAAAACATTTTAAAGATAGCTAAAGAAAAAGGAATCATAATAAAAACACAAGCTAAACCTTTAACAATGATTGTTGATGAATTTAAAGATGCAACAAATACTACAGATAAAATAGAACAAGCTGCTAAACTTAAAAAACTAGGATTGAATCCAAAACAAAGTGCTTTGTATACAAGTTTTATTCCTGGATTAGAAAGTTTCGGAGAAGATTTAGCAACTGGAAAATATGGAAAAGCAACACTTAAAGGTTTAGGAGTTTTAGGAACAGCCATAGGAGCAAAAGATTTTGTTGAAATGTATGATGCTGGAGAACCTATTTTAGATACTGTTTTGTATGGAGGAATAGGTATTCCAGGATCTGCAGGTCGACCTGTTACAGCTCTTGCTAAATATAAAAATTTTTCACCGGAAGGTAAGTTAGCAGAAAAAAGACTTGATACGTTAAGAGATTTTAGAGAAGGAATTTTTAAACCACAAGATGTTGCAATAGTTGCAACAAAATTAGATCCTCAATATCAAGGCGATCCAAATAAATATTTAAATTTTTTAGAACAAAATGAATCAATCTTTAAAAAAGATATAGAATTAGCAGAAGAAAAATTTCAAAAAGAAACAATGCAACCTTTTAAAGAAGAAAAAATGAAAACAAGATTGCCTATTATGGAAACACCTATTATTAAAAAAATTGTAGAAAACTATAGACAAATTGTTCCAGAAGATACAGAAACAGAAACAGAAATAGAACAACCACTTGAACAACCACCAGAAGAATTACCTAGTGAATATAAAGTTTCAGCCGCAGATGGTGGAAGAATTGGATTATCAGGAGGAGGTGGACCTAAAATAGGAAGACGAGGATTTTTAGGATTAATAGCAGGTGCTGCCGCAGCTCCAGATTTAATAAAATCTTTAAAAGGAACAGGCCAAGCTGCTAAAATTGCATCTAAAATAAAATTAGAACCAGCAGAAGGAATGTATCCTTGGTTTCCAAAACTTGTTGAAAAAGTAAAAGAAATGGGAAAACCTTTTGAAGAAAAAGATTTAATAATGGAACCATCTTATAAAAATGATCCTAGACCTTTTGGAAGTAGATTACCAACAGGGGAAGAAAAATTAACTAAACATGTAGATGGTGATACAACTTTTATTTTAAGAGAATATCCTGATGGAAGATTAGCTGTTGATATTGATTCACCTAGAAATCAAGAATCATTTGGTCAGCCTGTAAGTTTGTATTATAGACCTAAAATGGAAATTCAAAATTATAAAGGTGAGAAAAAAATAGAACCTCCAGAATTTAAAGTTCTTGAACCAGAACCTAGACTATTTGCAAACGGTCCGGATGATGTAGATATTACGTTTACAGAAGTTCCTAAAAATCCAAAACGAAATACTGTTTTTGGAGATATAGAAGCTGCTGAAAGATTTGCAACAGGTAATATTAAAAATAGAAAAATTATACCTGTTAAACAATCTTTAAGAAATGAAATGGAAGAAGATCCTTCAACTTTTATTATGAGACAATCAGGGGAACTTGGTTCAAAAGCACGACCAGAAGAAATAATTAAACTACCAGAAGAATTTGCAACAGGAGGTAGAGTTGAATTTTCCGGCGGAGGAGTAGTTAAATTTGCAAGGATGATTACTGATTTATTAAATTCGTTAAAAAAAGATTTATCTTTTTCTTCTCATCTTGAAAAATTATATGGTTCCGAAGCTGCTAAAAAACAAATATTAAGTCCATACAGAATACCTGAAGGAACTAATAAAAGTCAACAAAGTGATATTTTAACGCGTATTGATGAAATAAAACAAAATTTACCAAAAGAATATAGTGGTCTTATAAATACTTTAGATGATATTGAAAAAAACGTAAATGATTATAATTATATAGATGCTTCTAAAAAAGGAACAGTTTTGTTAGACAAACTTCCAGATTCATTTAATTTTGAAAAATTACCACAAAATTTATTTCCAATGGAAGATCCACTAAATGATGCTTTTATTCTTTTTGACCCGAAAAGAGAAAAAATGGTAGGTAGATATACAATGAGATATAATATTGATCCGGAAACAAATAAAGGAATTATACAAACATACGACACATATGATCCTGTATCTAAAAAATTTTTGGAAGAAAAAGATTGGAAGTTAATAGGTGTAGATGCACGTGAAGAAAGCGGTGTTATAACTAAAGAAGGATTAAACTAGTGATTAAAAGACTAACCAGAACAATACCACCTAAATCAGGACCAAACCCACAGGGCTTGAATATTGGTTATAATACTGTTAGAACAGTTAACTCGGAGAAAACAAAAAATGGCAGAAATAGAAAAACCAATACCAACAATAATTAATCCTTTAACTTCAGAACAAGAAACTGATCTGGTTATAAGTGAAACTGAGGTAATGCCAACGTCACCTACAGAGGTGACTGAGAATGACGATGGTAGTGTTGATATAAATTTTGATCCGACAAAAGATTTAAGTGCAGGTGTAGAATTTAATTCTAACCTTGCAGAAGTAGTAGATGATCAAGATCTTGGAACATTAGGTTCAGAACTTTATCAAGATTATCAAGATTATAAAAATTCAAGATCTGATTGGGAACAAGCATATACTCAAGGATTAGATTTATTAGGATTTAAATACGAACAACGTACAGAACCTTTTCAAGGAGCATCCGGTGCGACGCACCCGGTACTAGCTGAAGCTGTAACACAATTTCAAGCATTGGCTTATAAAGAATTGCTTCCCGCGGGCGGGCCCGTGCGAACACAGATTGTTGGTCTCTCGACTCCAGAAATAGAACAACAGTCTCAAAGAGTTTCTCAATTCATGAATTATCAAATCATGGATAACATGCAAGAGTATGAATCTGATTTTGATCAGATGTTATTCTATTTACCTCTATCTGGATCTACATTTAAAAAAGTTTATTACAATGAAACATTAGGCAGAGCCGTATCACAATTTGTTCAAGCTCAAGATATCGTTGTTCCTTATTCAGCAACATCGTTAGATGAAGCAGATTCAATTATTCATGTTATTAAAACTTCAAAAAATGATTTAAGAAAACAACAAGTAGCAGGATTTTATAGAGACATTGATTTATTACCGTCTGATGATTCTACAAATTCAAATGATCTTAGAGATAAGGAAAGAGAACTTGAAGGAATTTCAAAAGGAAATTCAGAAGATGTTTTTACTCTATTAGAATGCCATGTTAATTTAGACTTAGAAGGATTTGAAGACAAAGATGCAGATGGTGAGCCTACAGGAATTAAACTTCCATATATTGTAACTATTGAAGAAGGTTCTAGAGAAGTTTTATCTATAAGACGTAATTATTCTGAAACAGATGCTAAGAAACAAAAAGTAAATTATTTTGTACACTATAAATTTTTACCAGGACTTGGATTTTATGGCTTTGGTTTAATTCAAATGATTGGTGGATTGTCACGTACTGCAACACAAGCATTAAGACAATTATTAGATGCAGGAACATTATCTAATTTACCAGCAGGATTTAAACAACGAGGTATTAGAATTAGAGATGATGCTCAATCTATTCAACCTGGAGAATTCAGAGATGTAGATGCACCAGGTGGAAACCTTAAAGATGCATTTATGACTTTGCCTTATAAAGAACCTTCGCAAACTCTATTAGCTCTTATGGGGGTCGTTGTTCAAGCAGGTCAGCGTTTTGCTTCAATAGCTGATATGCAAGTTGGGGATGGGAATCAGCAAGCAGCAGTGGGGACGACCGTGGCTTTGCTGGAAAGAGGATCTAGAGTTATGTCGGCCATACACAAACGATTATACGCTTCTATGAAACAAGAATTTAAATTACTTGCAAAAGTATTTGCATTATATTTACCACCTGAATATCCTTATGATGTTGTTGGTGGACAAAGAACAATTAAACAAACTGATTTTGATGAAAAAGTAGATATCATTCCAGTTGCAGATCCAAATATATTTTCACAAACACAAAGAATATCTATTGCACAAACAGAATTACAATTAGCAATGTCTAATCCACAAATACATAACATGTATGAAATTTATAGAAGCATGTATGAAGCATTAGGTATTAAAGACATTGATAAAATTTTATTAAAACCAGATCAACCCACACCAAAGGACCCTGCGTTAGAACACATTGATGCTCTTGCAGGGAAACCATTCCAAGCATTTCCGGGACAAGATCATAGAGCACATGTAACAACTCATTTAAGTTTCATGTCTACTAATCTTGCAAAAAATGCACCTGCAATTATGGCATCATTAGAAAAGAATGTATTTGAACACATATCTTTAATGGGACAAGAACAAGTTGAACTTGAATTTAGAGAAGAGATAGCTCAAGTAGCACAAATGAGTCAGAATCCTCAGATGCAACAGAACCCACAAGTACAAGCTCAACTACAAAACATGCAACAAAAGATTGAATCAAGAAAAGCTCAAATTATTGCTGAGGCAATGGAAGAATTTATGGCAGAAGAAAACAAAATTACATCTCTTATCGATAATGACCCTATCGCAATGTTAAGATCTAGAGAGT